GAGATGCGTACCCGAATTGATCATCAGGTCTTGGGCTTCAGCTAGACAATCCCACGGTTCCAAGTCACACACCCAGCAGGGTGTTGACAAAAAATCAGAAAGGAAGGTGATTTTGTGAAGGATTTGAACGAAATGAGTTGGCCAGAACTAACGAAGTTACGCGAACAGCTGAACAACGACCTCGGCGAGGACGCGGCCGAAGGCGATTTTGGCGAATTGAACGACAGCGACCTACTCGAAGCGTTCACAGGTTTAGCTGAACTCAAGGAAGCAGCGCCAGCCGTGAAGAAAGGCGCACCGAAATCGCCACCGAAAGGCTACCCAACAAGCAAAGGCAAGTACGCGGATCCTACTAACTTCAAGTACCCACTCGACACGGAAGCACACGTTCGTGCTGCGTTAGCGTACTTCTCGAAAGCCAAGAACAGGGCCCCATATTCGCCCCAGGAACAGAAGTTCATGTGGAAACGAATCATTGCAGCCACGAAGAAGTACGACATAGAACTCAGCGACGACGTCAAGAAACACGCGGAGAAGATCGGGGAATCAAATTCTTCCGATGGTGAGGAGGTGAACGAAGAATTGAACGAGAAAGAGATCATCGAGTTGATCGACAAGCACATCAAAGAACAGATGGGCCAAACAGGCCAGGCACCAGGTACAATGGAGAAAGCCGGCTACCCACCACCCAAAGTACGTGTTCCACCCGACGTTGAAGCCATCAACCAACAGCTTGAGAACTTCAAGTCACTACACGCGCAGCACTCTCTCAACAACGACCAGATGAGTGCGAAGGTTTCAGCCCTCACCAAACAGGTCAGCGACCTGAATGCGGGTTTCAAGAAGATGTCAGCCAGCTTTGGCAGTGATAGCAGTTCCAGTTCTGACAGTTCCGACGATGGTACCTCCGATACGAGTAGCAGCTCCGAGAACGAGGCCGTATCGTCTGACGACAGTTCCGACAGTAGCAGCGACACTGGCGATGGACAGAACAGCAATGGCGGAGGCCAACAAGAAATGGCGGAGAAGCAGAAAGAGGAAGCTGCTGCAGCCGCCAAAGAAACAGGTGAAACCAAGACCGCGGGCGAAGCTCCCGGTACGAAGGAAGCCAAGGCCGCCTCGAGTACTGCAGAAGAAAGCCCTGATTCTACCCCTGACGACTCAGCCGAACTAGACGAGAGTCAGAAAGCTGCGAAAGCCAAGGAGAAGCAGGACTCCAAGAAAATCAAGAACAAACACAGCCACAAGAAGAAAGTCAAGGAAGCCATGAAGCAGGCTAAGGCACACGGCCTCACCGCGACCGACGACCAGGCCAAAGGAACCGGGACTCAACCGCCAGGCTTTGGAGTAGCTGAAGACGCAGACCGAGAACACCAGGGCTTTGCCGATACGATGAACAAAGCCACTAAGTTACGGAGGCGAGGAATCGGTGCAACCTAAACCTAAGAAACGGTCGAGGATCCCACACATGGGAACGACTGAGAGTGCCGGCGACGTAGTCGCTACTCAAGCCGTTCACTGTGCAAGTTGTGGTTACTTTGCCGGCAGCGGCGAAGTTGATTCGCCATGTCCGGTATGCAAGCAACCGCTAACCATCGTGCCGCCCAAGTAGAACCACGGAGGTGATTCTGTTTGGAGAAAAATTACCAATGCAGCCTCTGCGGTCACTACTACGAGGGCTTGGAGACACCACCAACCAAATGTTCTGATTGCGGCTGCCCAATGATTCGGGAGGTCGCACGAGGGACGATGGATTCAGTTTCGCCTGAAGCCGTTGCCCACATCAGAAAGAAGATGGAGAACTGCCCGAACTACGACAGCGACCCTAAGTCCGGTGCACAAAGCTACCACAAACTTGAGTTGGTCCGAGAGATTGACACCAGCAGGGCCAACCCTAAGCTACCCCTCGAGCGTACGTGTGTTCAGGTCCGTCAACGTTGCAAGCACTGCGGCCTACTCTACGCGCAAGCCAGCATTCCACTCTCGCGCCGTGATACGTTCGAACGGTTAGGCATCCTCAGCGAAGTACAGTCGAAGATTCCAGGATGGGGACGTAGCGATTGACCGAGAAATTTCTAGTACGCAAAGCGATAGCCATCAACGACGATAACCACAAGATTCGAACCCTCGAATCCCTGGTCTCTCGTGCCAGAACAGAAGCGAAACGGATGCTCCGCACAACACGCTTTCGCCTCCTTCCCACCTTAACGTACGACCCCCAATTTCATTCCTACATTTTCCTAATCGAATATTCGTCGTCAACCCGTAGCCCAGAAAGCTTCGAAACGAGAATGTCGAGGCTGAAGGGCCATCCTAGTCACTCCGTGACGGAGTCACCCGCGCAATGAGGCGGGTTTCGGTAGTATCTCACCTACACCCACGTTAGAGGGGTGTCCGTGGTCGCATCGCTCGAATGTCGGAGCTTAAATTATGAGTGAATATAGAAATTGACTACTGATCAAGCCCCAGAAGTTCTTCTGGGAGCTTATGTCGGAGAAGCTAACACAGAAACATTCCTTCTTGCGTCAGGTTCCGTAAACCCTGGCGACTTAGTGAAGATGCTCTACACTGCGACTGGGATGCCACTTCAAGTGGTACCAGTTGCCTCAGAAGGCGACCCTGTCATCGGCGTTGTACAGCGTGTGTACACCGTGATGCAGCAAACGTGGGTTTCAGTGATCGTGCGTGGCAAGACGAAAGTCACCGCGTACGGTTCTATTGCAGCCGGTGCCAAACTCAAAGCAAAGTCACAATCCCAAGTTGAAGCCGATGCTGATGCAGATCTTGCTGCATTCGGTACGGCACTACAGACCGCATCAAGCGGCGACACGATCTACGCCATCGTAGATTGCGCCGGCGTTTAGAGAGGAACAACCTTGCCAGTTGAATTAGCTGACATTGTTGAAGCCTATGAGTATGCGTACGACAAATCGTGGGACCGCAAGGATCCGCCCACGGCTAAAGAACTAGCAGTATTCTGCCCAGACTCCAAAGTACCAGGAGAGGCCGAGAAGAAGCTGAAGGAATACCTGAAACTTCGAGAAGTCAACGTTTTTGGTCCAGGCTATGTGCCAGGCGAACTTCTCAACAGGGATCAGACATTCCTGCAGCTCAAGGAACGTGTTCGACCCAAGCTTAAGGAATCGATACTCAGCGACCAAGCATATGCCGTTGCTGAGATCAACCGCATAGTTTGGGAAGCATTGCAACCCAACCTCATCTTCAGAGAGCTCGTGACCATTTGGCACACGAATAACCCAACGTACAGGTTCATTCGTGCCATATTGATCCCGAGAGCTTTCGATGTGGCTGAAGCCGCTGAAATTCCCATAGCCGGCGAGAAGTACGACTATGTCGACGTGAACATGAGAAAGATCGGGGTTCGCCCGCAGATCTCTCGTGAACTTGTCGAAGACGCCGTATGGGACGTTGTTGCCCGCCAGTTGGCTGAAGGTGGCCGTGCCATGGCTCAGAAGGAAATGTGGAATTAACCCACACCTGAAAATGAGCTTGGCTTGGCTATCCTCAACACACAGGGTTCGAGTGGCAACAATTATCAGGGCTGGGGTATCTCGCAAGACTGTGGAACACACGGCACTCTCGCATACGACGACATTGTGAACAGCATCGGCCAGTTACGAGGCCAGAACGCATTTCCAGACACTTTGGTTGTGAACCCAGCTGAAGAAGCATCCGTACTCCAGGACGACAAATTCATCCATGCCTTCTACTTCGGAGGATTGATGAAGAAAGCCCTGGGTCCGCAGGAGTTCTTCGGCCAAATGTTGGGTTTCAGAACCCTCACCACGACACTGCAACCAGCCGGCACTTCGATGTTGCTGGACACGGCACGTGCATGCGGATTCGTCATTCGCAGAGATGTGACCGTTGAACACCTCATCGACCCAATCAAAGACCTTTCAGGTGCAGCCTTCACCAGCCGTATCAACTTGGGCGTTCTCCGAAACCTTGCTATCTGCAGCATAACCAACGCTTAGGCTTCCATCGTGTGCTTCAACGCGCACACTCCCTTCCTCCGCCATTTTCTTCGTTGGCGGCTCAAACTCACAAATTGCCTGCCGAGGTGAAATGAATTGGCAAGAAAACCGGACGTTATGGATGATGCCCAGAACCTGAATCGCATCTCTACTCTTGAGACTAATGTCACTGCCCTTCAGGTCGATGATGCCGCAGCAAAGTTAGCCATCGCGGCACTGCAGGCCCTCGGCGTGCAAGCACCTGTTAACCAGGCCGTGAATAGCGGTGACACCACGTTGGTGGTCACGTTCAGCCCAGCTTTGGCCGACGCGAACTACGCGGTTCTAGCAATGCCCGATTGGGCTACAGCCCTCTCTTTCAGTGCGAAGACGAAAAGCGGCTTCACCTTAGCCTACGGCACAGAAGTACCAGGTACCGGGCACAACATCGTGTACATCGTCGTAGGAACGTAAGACCATTAACCGAGCTCAGGTTCGGGTCTCCGTCATTTTCTTCGCTGACGGCTCATGTTCACCTGGTAATTAGATTGCCACCTGGTAATTCTCTTGGCATACGGTAATTATTTTGGCCGCTGACGACGTCACAATCGGCGTTCAGATGCGCACACGGAGTCTGCTTATCCTTCGTCGTAATGGAAGATGGACACAAACCACCTTCTGGCGAACCCCTGAGATTTTGGCCCTCTCGAGAGAGCTGCCTAAGCGGCCTTTCGTGATGGCCTGTCGGCCGTTGTGTGGTTTCGATCTGAAGTTTCCGCATCCGACCTGTTGGACTGGTTGTCGAATCAGAAGAGTGTGGTATGGGAAATTGCCGCAGACAATCGAGTTGGACCGGGTAATTCAAATCGGCGTACTCAAACGCCGGCGATTCGCTAAGATCAAAGACATTCTCCTGTACAAGTGTCTGACCGTTATCGAGAACACGTTATGCAACTGAGGTGCCAGGCTTGGACGAGCTCGCACAAGTGTTCTGTATCGTCTGCCGTTGGCCGCTCCTGGTACCGAAAGAAGCCGCTGAGAAGGTTGCAGTCGATGGCGACAGCTGGATCTGTAGCAACCAGGACCGGCACTACAGCACCACATTCCGTCTATGATCACAATTATGGTACCATACTGGGATTATGCGGTTCTGGTACCATGTAAGAAGTAACGAACGTTGACCTTTCGAAAGTATCTTTGGCGAGGCGCCGTATTCGGGTGGACTGGTATCGCAAGCACCCTGGTAAGTATCGGGCTGCTGTGGTTACTTACCCAGCTAGGCCTCTGGTACCTCTACTCCGGGTTGATCGGTACAGTGGTCGCTGGCTTCGTACACTACAACCTCAACGTGGCCTCAGGGAATATACCGATCGCCGGCCGAAACAGAATCGCCGGCGAGTTCAAGCGCGGCCTTCAGGCGGAATGCGGATGCCTCATTCCATACGCTAAATGGAACCTGATTTGTCCGAACTGCGACAAATGCATCGAACATTGCGATTGCTGCTGACAACCCGCGGATCCTGGGCAGTTGTGGTACCAAAACGGGATCCAGCTGTGGTACCAGACACCGATCGGAGGAAACAATTTTGAGCGATAACCCTGGCGATGAATACGGTTGGCGGTTCCAGAGTTTTCATCCTCCTGGAGAAGGCGCCATATTCGGCATCGAGAACACTTCCAACTTCACAGTAATCACTTGCCCGGTATGCGGGCAACGAGTTTGGGTTCCGAAAGGCCACTTCGACACAACCCACGACTGCACAGTCATATGCGGCTACTGTGGCGACCAGATGTGGTACATACCCCAGGATCCCTCCACAGCCAAGGACCGAAACGGCCAGCCAATAGTTCTCAACCCGAACACGGCCGCGCAGTGGATTGAATCTCGAAAGAGGTTCTTCATGTACTGCCCCAACCCAGCCTGCAGTTACCTCGTTCAGATGGGCTTCGCATTCACACAACGACGAGTTGAAACCGACCTCCAAGTTGGAAGATGAACACCGTGTCAGCACCCGCTCTCACGTACGATAACATAGTTGCAGATCTGAACGCGCAAACCGCAGGAACAACGCCATCCCGGACGCTAACCTTCGGCACGGACACAATGAGCGAAGCGAACGTGGTCGCCCAAATCAATTCGGTCGGCTCATACTTGACCTGGTTCCTGGGTGCCCAGATCTGGGGCAGCACAGACCAGGTTACTCTCGGCGCGGTGAACCGGCTTTGGCTCAAATACGCTGGGGCTTTCATCCTGGCGGCACTTAGCGGAAACCTTCTGATCACAGGTTTTGACGTTTCAGTTGGCGACGCCAGGTTGTCGAAGAGTCAACGAGGCGCACGTTACCAAGCCCTGGTCACGATGTACATGAACGAAGCGAAGATGCTGATGCTGCAACTCACACAGAACAGCCTGGCCACAACTGGCGGACAAAGCCCAGCTGGTTGGCCCTGATGGCCGTAGCCGCGTCGATGGCTGCAGACTTTCTCAGCTCACTCTCCCAGGATGGTTCACCGGTTGTCTGGAAACAACGCCAGATCACCGGCACGGATCCCTACAGCCAACCCGAAGTCAAGTTCGTTCCAACCACAATCACTACGATTATCGGCAAACTGCGGCCGTCAGATGTGAAACTGGTCGACGCCGGTTTCCAGATGCAACAGTACCTTTGGTGCCATTACGCGCCGTCCGTGAACATTCAGATGCTTGATCGAATCACCTATGGCGGCCTAGACTACGAGGTTCGGTTTGCACTTCCGTACATACTTCAAGGCGTCACTATCTACGGGCAAGCGTTGCTTCGGTACATAACGGAGTGAGCTCACGGTGCTATACTCCAGAATCCTGGAAGCCCTCACCGATGCACCCCATGGTTTGGCTGCTTGGGAAATCGCTAGGCTTCTCAAGCACAAAGGCGGTCGCCAGGGACCTGCACCACGACTAAGCGAGCTCGAGGACGAGGGCTTGGTCTATCGGCCCAGCAACAGGCAACCGCGCGTAAACCCAGTCAGCGGAAGAAAATGCGCCGTGTACATGAGGGTTCGTCATGGAGGATCCTAAAACTCCTATCCTGGCTATTCTGCAGGAGAACCTGACCGTCACGAAAGACGACGGTAAAACCTTGGCCAACGTTCTGATCACCAGCGCTTGGTACAAGGACGTAATCATGAAAGGCTGCGACGCGATGGTTACGGTGGGCATGGTCAACGACACAGTCGTGCCCAGCGGCCAAGGCTACAACTACCATCCCGTTGGCGAAGACCACAACTACATCTTCGACCTGAACGTGTGGGCAATCGACAAGTTCGACCCAGCAACTGGCAACCAAATCGTCACAGACGAAGTTATGCGTTGGAAGCTAGTTCAGCAAATCAGCGCTATCATCCGCGCTAACTGCGTCGACCCCACATACGGCACGCCACCGGTTCCGTCTGGCATTCACACGTTGAACATCGGAGTTTTCCGAGATCTAGACGAACCTGGCGCAATACCTTACCCTCTTCGAAGAAGTCAAACCGAGATCAGAGCGTTTTTCGTGAGAGACAGTTTGGCGGCATGAAGCTTGGTTGTTGAGATTGACGTTGAAGTTGACACGAGCAGTGTCATTGCGATGCTCCAGGATGGCTTGGAGAACTTGGAGGATAGTGTCGAACAGGCTTTGGACCAGGGAGGGTCTCAGATCTGCGACGAAGCACGAACCATCGTACCAGTAGCAGCCAAAGCCCACAGCAAACGAGAACACCCAGGTTTCCTGCGAAGCACCATCGGCTACTCAGCTGAGGGAATGACCCTGCAAATTTTCGCAACTGCGTATTACGCCGGCTTTGTGGAGTTCGGCACCAGGAAAATGGCGGCGAGGCCGTACATGAGGCCGGCATTCAATCAGTTCTATCCGGAGCTGCAGGACGCGATTGCGGCCGCGGCCGCTAACGCATTCGGTCAGTAGTTCCTAGTCATGGCCTCGAGAGAGGCTTGACGAAAATTTTCGGAGGTGTGAATCTTAACAAAATATAAAGGCACAGATGTAACCGTGACAATGGCTACCACAACCGCGCTGCTTACCACAAACTCCGCGATCGGTAACATTCAATCTCTAACCTGGAAAGAAGACCAGGGTATCACCCAGGAACCGGCCGGCTTTGGAGGCCGTGGCACCGTAGGCAAAGAAGGTATCATCAAGATAACGGGCACAATCAAACGAGACTACGACGAGACCACTGTCGACTCAAGCACTGGGTATGCGTTTGCCCAGGAAGCTAACGCTTTCGAAACGGCAGCCCTAACCCGCCACTACCTCAGAGTAGTGATCAACGCCTCAGGCAACAAGTACACGTTCTACAACGTGATTGGTACCTACACGCCAAACGCAGGTTCAGTGGATGGAATCGTTTCGGAACAGTTCGACTTCTACGCCGATGCCATCTACACCACGTAGTCTCCCGTAATTTTCTAATCCGTCCGTAAAAGTTTGGAATGATGTAAGAATGGAAACTCCTTCTACGTTAAGTTCTCAATCCGTTCTGATTGGGATTCCTTT